AATATGTGATAAAGAAATGGATTATTGACACCGGCAAACCTTTTCAGGATTTGAATTATCTTTTCAATCATAAGGATTTGAAAAAATGCAGAGAGGAAATGATAAAAAAAGGTTTGTTCAATTTAGGCAGGAATGAAAATGATGATCCTGTTATTTTAGAGAGTTGGATTTAAAATGAATTGAAATGAAAAAGCCGGATCAAAAGCCGGTTTTTTTAAATCCTTATTTGTTCCCTTACGTAACGTTTCCTAAATTTAGAAACCAAAACCGGAAACAATGAAAACAGCAAAAGATGCTTTAGCTTGCTATTTATGTATTGATAAAGCCGATTTGACCAAAGCCAATTATAAAAAAGGAAGGTACAATAAAGCCATTTATAAAATAGGGGATGGGTTTTATACTGCTAAAATGGATTTTCAGCAACTCCCAAAAAGAAAAAAGAATGCTGATGCTGAAGAATTCCAATGGCAGGAAATTCCCGATGAATATGTAAATGAAAGAGGTTGGAAAATCTATAGAGCAATCATATAAACATTGGATATAATGCAAGATATTGAACTACCTTCAACATTGATCATTGCCTATAAAAAATGGAATGATGCTGAAAAGAATATTCCTGAAACGTGGGATTCAGCCTATAAAAAAATGTCAGCACATGAAAAGCTTTGCTATAATCTTTTTAAAAATGAATGCAAAAAAATTGATCTATCACCGGAATATGTAATAAACAATCTACTTTAAATGAATTGATATGGCAAAGAAAGCTGCAATAAAATTAGCCGTTAAGACTTCAGATGTTTTAATAGTGGGCAAATTCTATAAAAGGGGATTCATTAAAGGCATTGCCGGATATTACAAAAAAGCATCCTTTGTGGATCATCAAATTCCATTACTGGAATCAGTAGCACATTTTCACCAATGTTTAAAGGAGTTTGAAAAGTTAGGGGGCACTTCTGTAAGGCTGAAAGTAATTCAAGATAATGTGATTGATTATCCTGAATTTCACATTGAACGGTTGTTGCCTTTTGAATTGCGTGAATTGACAGCAGAGCAACAATTGAAAGATATAGTTGAAAGCATTGAACAATATTTTAATTTAGAAAATCAAATTGTAGCTACCTCAATTGTTCCTGAATTAAAAGATAAAACAAATGAATACAAGCAACAAAAAGCCGATTTAAGACAGGCAATTGCTTTAAAAATAACTGAATTGAATAGTCCTGAAAGAATAAAATCATGATATTACCTGTAATAGATTTGCGCGGTTGGGTAACAATTAAAACTTTAGCTGCTGAAAAAAGCTGCTCTACACAATACATTTCAGCAATGATCAGAAGAAAAGAAATTCCTTACATTGAATTTCCTGAATTAAACAATTTAAAATTAGTTCCTTCTTTGGGTTTGCAACAAACAAACAATTATAAAAATGACTGATAAACAATTGATTTCAAAAATTACAAATAAAATAACAGAAGTAAATACTGCTTTTTTAGTTGAACTTTTAGGGAAATGCCTGAAAAGAAAACCTTTACCTGATGATAGTTTAAGAATCAAACAAATTCCTGTTCAGGATAAAAAACTATGTTTTATGATTTCTTTTGATGATGTGATTATTGGAGTAATGGAAGGAAGCATTCAAGTAAATGAAGATCAGATAAAATATCTTGTTGATTACATTCCTGCTGAAGATTATAAGAATGCAAAAAAAATGGATTAATCTAAATGGCATGGGTATCAAGCCAAAAGAAATAGAAAATAAGAAACACAAAACAAAAAATAAAAAGATGTTTACCACAAAAAAAGTTAATGTTTATATTGATATTAACGATGTAAAAGAATACATTTCAAGAATAATGCCTTCAAATGCAGATGCTGAATTACATTCAATCATTGATGCAGTAAAACAGCAAAATATTGATCTGCAAGAAAAAGCAAATGATTCTTTAAAGAAAAAGCATTTGAAGAAGATCAAAAAAGGTTATATTCATTGCCCGACCAATACGGCAATGGATGAAATATCAAAAAATAACCTTCAGGAAATGATTTATCAGCATGGCATTGATGAAATAAATTCCTGTTTGCAAATGGCTATGAAACAAAACCAAAAAACCTGAAAAACTATGTGTGAAAGATGTGATGCTATAAAAGAAGAATATGAAAATGCTCCACATATTACTTTTTTACTTCCTGTAGATTATTTTGATTTTCTGAAGGCTGCAAATTTACTTGAAAGAAAAGCTGATGAATGGGCTGAACTGGTCAAAAAAGTAGGCTTCAAAAAATGTATGTTGGTAATTGAAAAGCTTGATGAAATAGAAGAAATTGAAATATTTGTGAATAATATGTATATCCAAATGGTTTATGGATTGGAAGGAGTAAGAGAAGAAATAAATAAATCATATCATTATGTGAATTCTTTAAACGATTAAAAATTATGCTTACAGGATTAGAAAAAGCTGAACAGGCTTCATTAAGAAGGAAACAAGCTATACCAAATAGATATTTTTCACAAGAAGAATTTGACAGATTATGTCAATTGAATAAAAAAGCTTTTGAAAATGTCGGAAGTCCTGAAATTGATTTCAATTCTTCTACATGGGCTGAAAAGCTGATTGAAGATTGGAAATTGAATAAAATTGAAAACCCGATTAAAAATGAATTGATTCTAAAGCCGGAACTGAAACCGGATCAGGATCAAAGAACATTTATAGAATAGCAGGAAAAGAGAGAGAAAAGAAATTTTCTCTTTTTTTTTTGTTGGAATGTTGCAACTTCAGAAAATTGTTGTACCTTTACATCATCAAACAACAACAGCAGAACAAACATCATGAAAACAATATATCAATCATATCCGGCTTATTCTTATTCATTCAATGGAGTTACTTTTTTTGTATGGAAAGCCGGAACAGGTAAATGGTACATTGAAGTTCCTTATTTAAATGATCGGGATGGTTCACAAGAATTCCCAACTAAAAAATCAGCTATTAAAATGGCTGAATATCATTTGAATAAAAAATAATCTGCTGAAAGCTTGCATCATAAAAAAAAAGGGTTGTACCTTTACATCATCATAAAGAAAGAACATCATGAAAGCATACGGAGAAAGAAGAACTACTTCAAATATCAATCAAGAAAAAAATGAATTGGCTGATAAATGGGCTATTTATTTAGATGAATATTTTAAAAGAAAAGGTTCACATAAAGGTTCACTTTCTTTAGAATCTTATATCAGAAAAGAAAGAAAAAAATAATTTCACTTTTTTTGTTGAAAGCTTGCATCATAAAAATAAGGGTTGTACCTTTACATCATCAATAAAGCAAATCACTTTAAAACATACAAAAAAATGAATACTTCAGCAACTATCACTTCAGAATTAAAAAAAGGTCAAATCTACAAAGAAACTGCAAACTGGTATTATTTTAAAATCGTTGGAATTGATTTTGCAAATGGAATCATGCACATTGAAAAAAATGGATATAAAAAAGAAATCTACAAACATAGTATTAAATACATTCAAGAAAAAATTGAAAAGGGTTTGATCAGCCTTAAAAAATAAACCAACTTTTTTTTAACTTTTATTTGTTACGTAACGTAATAAGCAGTACTTTTACATCATCAAAAAACAACAAACCTTTTTAACTCTAAAAAAATGACAACTTTAACAACAGCAACCACAGCCAAATTTGCAACTCAATTACAATCTTCTTTAAATTGGGAGATCAAAACAGAGGAAATCATGACTGCTTCAGGATTGATTATTCCTGATTATAAAGTAATAAGCCGTGATGATAACGGAACACTTCTAAACGTAGCTAAAAGCACTTATACACCAACGCCAAACAGCAGACAGATAGAAGTAACTGAAAGGCTTTCAGAAATGACAGGAATGAAGATTGCCGGATATGATGAATTTAAAGATGGTAAAATCATTCTTTCATATCTTCAGGCTGAAGAAAATACAAAGCTGATGGATTGGGATATGAAAAACTACATGGTGATTGGAAATTCACATGATGGAACAACAAGCTTTTTCATAGGTACTTCAGATTTGATGATCCGGTGCATGAATCAATTCAGCAGCGTTTCACAAAAAATGAAAGCCTACCATTCAAAAAACAATGATGTAAAGATTGATCAGCTTTTAAGATACTTTCAAACCTACCAACAAGAAAGATTAGAAGTTGATCAGAAAATGGAAAGAATGCAGAAAGTAAAAATTGATGAAAAAATCATTGTTGCTTTAACTGAAAGACTTTTCAAAATGGATTCAGAAGAAGAAAAAATTTCAACAAGAAAAGCAAATTTAGTTGAAAGCTTCAGAGAATCAGTAAGCAGAGAAACAGCAGATTTAGGAATGAATTTATTTGGTTTGTTTCACGGAGTTACACATTATACAACACACGTTTCAAAAGCAGAAAAAGTATTTGGTAATGTGATCGGGCATGGTTCAATAATGAATAAGCAAGCAATGGAGTTTGCAGATTTAGTAATGGCATAATATAAAAGTTTTCATTGTGAATTAAGAAGGGGGTTTTTAACTCCCTTTTTTTTTTGTATTCCGGCAATGAATGAATAGATCAATCTGAAGAACTACTTTTTAATTGGATTCATTTTAAACACAAATGTTTCAGATTGATAGTATAATAAATTGGTCTAATCTAATTTATTATGGATTCCGAGAATGAAAAAGAAACGAACAAAACGAACACCAATAAAAAAAGGTTTTTGGATGCCTTAGAAAAGCATTTGGGCATTGTGAAAGATGCCTGTAAAGCAACTGGACTTTCAAGAACGCAATTTTATAAATGGAAAAATGATGATCCTGATTTTGCTGCTTCAGTTGAAGAAGTTGAAGAAAACGTTTTGGATTTTGTAGAATCAAAACTGCTGCACAATATCAGGAAGGGCAAAGAAGTTTCAATTTTATTCTTTCTGAAAACAAGAGGAAAGAAAAGAGGATATTCAGAAAAGCAAGAACCGGAAAAAGATTTCAGAAGTACCTTTTCAAGTTTCACATTAAACATTAAACGAAATAATGATTGATCTGAAATTTGATACAACTCCATTACTGGAACGCAATTTTGATTCTGATAAAAGGATTAAAATAAACAGGGGGGGCACTCGGAGTTCCAAAACATATTCAATTTGCCAATTATTAGTTTGGTGGCTGTTTACAGGGCAAATAAGCAAGGATAGATATATCATGTGCGGTTATGCTTCTGTAGTCAGAAAAACGTTTCCTGCATTGAAAGCTTCAGCCTACAGAGATATAATTGAAATCCTTCATCAAAAGGATTTATTCCGGTTTGTGAAAGAAGATAAATCACAGCATACTTTAACTTATGAAGATCGAGTAATTGAATTCTTTTCTGCTGATAATCAGCAAAAGGTAAGAGGACGCAAAAGATCAATCCTATTTTGCAATGAAGCCAATGAACTGAACTATAAAACAGAATTCTTTCAGTTGCTTGTAAGAACAACAGATGATGTATTTATTGATTTCAATCCTGATGATATTAATGTTTGGATCAATACAGAATTAGAGCAAAGAAGGCAATTTGATAAGGGGGATGTTGAAGTAATTGTTTCAAACTATACACATAATACTTTTCTCGATAAAACTACAAGAGCAGAGATTGAATATCTTCAAAAAGTTGATCCGATGTTTTGGAAGGTATTTGGAATGGGTGAATATGGCAACATTTCCGGCTTGATATTTCCTGAAGTTACAATAATTCCTGCTGTTCCTGATGATGCTAAACTGTTAGGTATTGGCTTAGATTTTGGGTTCACCAACGATCCTACAGCAGCCATTGAATTATATCTTCAGGATGGGGAAATTATTTTAAATGAATTGATTTATGAAAGAGGTTTAACCAATGCCGATATTTCAGAACGGTTTGATGATCTTGAAGTAAGCCGGAATGATATAATTATTGCTGATTCAGCAGAGCCAAAAAGCATTGCAGAACTTCAAAAATTGAATTGGTATGTAGAAGGAGCAGTAAAGGGAGCAGATTCAATAAAAAACGGTATTGATATTCTGAAACGGTATAAAATCAATATCACAGCCGGATCAGTAAATTTAGAGAAGGAGCGCAAAAAATATAAATGGGCACAAGACAAAAACGGGAACAGCCTGAATAAACCGATTGATTTTGACAATCATTTGTGGGATGCTGCAAGATACATTGCCACAAAGAAACTTTCCTTAAATGCTCCAAGCAAACCCAAAACAAAATCAGTAGGAAGCCGGAACAAAAGCAGAACTTTCAAATGAATTCATTTTAAGGAATTAACTGTTTTTTCATTGCTCCATTAACCTGATAATTCCTGATTGGTATAATCTATCATGAAATATCAAGATATTCTGAACATCCTGCAATCAGCAGCAAATGAATGTTTTTCTTCAATGTATGAAGGGAAGGGGCTGTTTCATTATGGTATAAAGGAGCATCATCAACAACAACGATCTGAAGCAATGCCACAGATACAGGTTGATCCCTTCAATGATGTTTTAGATACTGATAAAGCAATCAAATCAATTCAAATCTTTATTGGCTTTTTGGATCAGGATCAAAATAATTCCAATGATCAGGATCAAAAAGATATTCATTTCAGAATGGAAATTTTAAGCCGGAACTATTTCAGCATTCTTTCTGAACAAGATGAATTTTCTGAAATCATTGTTTCACGTGATTTCATTTATAGATTTTCAGATGCCTGTTTAACTGGCATTGTTTGCAGCTTCACTTTGAAAGTTCCGGTTGATCTTTGTTTTGAAATCATTTGAATCATGGAAACACTTACTGAAACCGCAAAAAAGAAGATTGAAGAATTTGCTGATCAAGTGATAAAGGAAATTCAGGAAAATATAAAAACCAAACCTGTTTACAATGGTAAACCGGCAAATGCTTCAGGAAAAACAGCAGCTTCTTTAAGTTGGGAATGGCAGGGGGAAACATTGATCATATCGGGAGCAGGACACATTTTTGCTTTGGAGTTTGGCAGAAAACCAACAATGAAATCAACCGGATCAGGGCAAACTTTGCAACAAAGAATTAGAATTTGGATGGACGATAAGCCGGTTGCCACAAATGAAACAGAAAAAAAAAGAAACTCAATTTCATGGGCAATTGCTTCAAACATTCACAAAAAAGGAACTTTGTTATATCAAAGCGGAAAACCTTCAGGAACTTTACAAAATGCGATTTCAGAGGAAAAGATATTGAATTTGGGGAAACAGCTTTTAGAACTTTTTTCTATACAGGCAAAATCTGTTTTATTGAATGCAGTTAAAGAGTAGATAAAAAATGGCATTACTTCAGGCAAATATTTCTACAGGATGTAATACAGATGGAACAGGCTTTATAAGCATTGATTCTATCAGCGTTGAAAGCCAATCACAGGTTTACGTTTTAATCTATTCAGCTACATTAAGTTTTGCCCGTACATTTCCCCCAAATTTATTGCCTGATGTAGTTTCTTTACTCCCTTCAGATACTTATTCTGTAGAATGTTGGCAGAATGGAGAGCAGGGCACAGTTAAAATAAACGGAACGGTTTACACTACTGCAACACTTGTAATAGACTGTTTCAACTGTGATTTGGTAATTTCAAACATAGTAACAACAACTGCTGCTGTTCCTGTAGCAAATGGAACAGCAACCATTACTGCAACCGGAATAAATGGAGCAAAGGAATATTCAATCAATGGTTTAAACTGGCAAACATCCAATGTTTTCAATGGAGTTTCAGCAGGAAATTACAATGCTTATGTAAGATATAAAGCTAAAACAACTTGCATAGCTTCAAAGCCTTTTGCAATTAAACCTGATCCAAGATACGGTTGCACAAATCCTGATGCTGATAATTACAATCCTGATGCAACTGTAGATAATGGAACTTGTGTTTTCAATCCAAAATATTATGCTACAGGTGGCACAATGCCAAATCCAATTTGGATTGAAAAAACCTATTCACCAACAACAGGTTTTCCGGCTAAACTGAAAACCCGACATTACATAACCTTAAATCTATATTTAGGGGGGAGCAATATTTTAATAGCTTCAAAAGTTGCAAGGGTTCGGAACGGCAAAATCAAAGTTGATATTTCCAAAGATTTGCAGAGGGGGCTTTTAAATCTTTCAGTAGGAAACGGATTGATTTCAAATGATGCAGAAGCAATTTTCCCTTTTGAAATCGGAATCATTGAATCTTTTGATGGAAAGAGCATTGCAGAAAGCCGGTTGCCTTATCCAAAACGGAATGCTATTAGGGTTGCATTACCAAAAGCAGCAGATACGATTATATCCAATGTTTTGCAGCAAATACCTAATCAGGAATCAGCTTCACAGGCAGATTTTTTAACTGCTTTTGATGTTCCGGTTAAATTTGCAAATGAACCTGTTTGTTTAGCAATCCTGATTGATGATTCAGCCTATTATAATGGATCGGTTTATAATCCTTTATATTTAGAAAGATCATATTTTGATTCTCAAAATAGATTGGTTCAAAGAATTTCGGATCAGGTTTTTCAAACTGGTTTTGTAAGGTTTGAAATTAATGATCCGGTTTTGTATTGTGTTTCTTACATGGAAGTTTGTTTGAATACTGCTTTTAGGGAACAAAATGCTGATTGCTATGAAGGTGAAGTTGTTCCCCCTGAAGTTCTGCCAAAAGTAGTGCAAATCAGAGATGGAGCAGGAAATGTAATTGCAAACGTTCCTGCCGGATCAGCTTTTATAATTGAATCCGGTTTCAGTTTTGGTTTTAGAATTGTAGAGCAATGATACTTTCAGAGATAAAAAGAATTGACATTCGACATAATTGTTCCCCTTATGGCGTTCTTTTGCGTTGGATCAGTCCTGAAAATAACTTTGAAACATGGCTGTTTTCCGGTAAGACTACAAAAGTAATTGATGTAAATGATTCTGTTTTGTTTGCCGGTGAAGATGATAGGCAAACAGAAACACTTTACAAGCAAGGGGAAACAAACATCACTTTAAGAACAATGAACTTTTCACCAAATCAGGCTGAAGGTTTGGCAACTCTTTTTACTTCGCCAAAGGTCTATGCTTATTTCCCTAATTCAGATGAAGCTATTCCGGTGCAAATCAATAATGGAACATTTGTTTCAGTTGATCAGCTTGTAAAACACCAAACACTTTCATTTGAAATCATATTGCCAAAACTTAATACTCTAACACAATGACAGAACTATTTTTGAACGGGCAAAAGATGGCATTAAAGCAAGGGGAAATCATTGCTACAACTATTCAGGCAAATGATTTAGCAAAGCCGGAAAGCGTTCAAAGTTCTTTTACCAATACATTTCAAATAGTAGCAACTTCTGAAACCCGATCTGCTTTAGGATTTGCTGATGAAATTTCAAGTATAACTGATTTGCCATACACAATTTTAGATGCTGAACTGGTTTCTGATGGCAGAGATATTTTACCATTTGGTTTAGCTGAAATCATTTCTTCTGAAAAATCCTTCTTTGATGTTTCTGTTTATTCAGGCAATATATCCTTCTTTGATGCTTTAGGGGATAAGAATTTAAATGAATTGAATTTAGATGAATTTGATCATGTGTGGACTTTTGAAAATGTTTCAGCCAATACAGCAAACAGAGCAAACTTCATTTATGATCTGATTGATAGAGGGGGATGGATGGATTTTTCTGCCATCCATTGGCAGGATTTAAAGCCTTCAGTTTTTGGAAAGCTTCTTTTTGATCGGATCGTAGCAGAAGCTGGTTTCACGTATTCCGGTTTGAATAGTGATTTCATGAACAAACTTCTGATTCCTGCAATCACACCTTTTGAATATTCACAGGATTTTTTAGATTCAATTACTACCAATGCCGGAACAACAGCAGGAAAGCGAACCAAACAGAGTGAATTTGAAGAAAGAGCATACTTTGATGCTGATTCTGTTTGGGGCTATTCTGATGGATCGGCAAATTGCTATGATCCTTCCAATAAGGTTTATGTTGCCAAATATCCGGCAATCGTAAATGTTGAAGGTCGTTTAATGGCAAGTATTGGCTGTGGTTACGGTGGTACGGTGAATTTCAGGATTGCCATTTACAAAAATGGAGTAATGCTGAACCAAACCAATCAGGATTTTAGCCCAACATTTACAGGGGATCAGGAACAGCCAATCAATACATTTTATGTTGTATCTTCAAACAATGTTCTTTTAGCCGTTGGGGATGTATTGGAAGTAAGAATACGGTTTCAGGAAAAAAGCGGATTTGTAAGGAATCCAATTTGCCATATTCATTATTCTTCAAACTATCCGGCTGCTAACATTTATAATCAGGGGCAAGATTATTTTAAAATAACACCATTAAAAACTTTTCCTAAAGGTGGTATTGTTAAGCTTACAAATTTCCTGCCTGATGTAAAGCAAAAGGACTTCATAAAATTCTGTTTGCAGCTTCACAATGGAGTATGCCAATCCGATCTATTTGGAAATAATCTGAAATTAGCAGAATTCAGAAGCATAGAAACCAACACATCAAAAGCTTTAGATTGGTCTGATAAATTTGTTTCAGAAAAAAACCTAAACTATAAATTTGGGGATTTTGCTCAAATCAATTGGATTAAATATAAAGATGATCCTACAGTAAAAGCCGGTTTAGGCAATGGCAAAATCTTATGCAATAATCTGAATTTGCCGAAAGAAGCTGATATGATTGAATTTGAATTTGCTGCTTCTGATCAATCTAATACCTATTTGCCATTGGTTTTCCTTCATAATTATTCATGGAATGGATCAGGTTATAATTTTCAAAGCATAGTTCCAAGAGTTTTGCTGCAAGGAACTGAAATGGTGAATTATATTTTAGCTTATGCGGTTTTTTCAGGATTAATTGAGAATGGTGTAACTTATAAAGTTCTGAATTACAGTAAGATAATCTATGATGGTCAAACCTATTATTCAGGTAATACTTTTGTAGGAAACACCAACAGATATTTTGATGCAGAAGGTTTTGGGCACGTTTTAGATACTCGATATGGAAACCAAATTTCTGCACCTTTAACTTATTTTGATAGATCAGGACAAAACCAAAGCCTGAATTTTGATAAATATGTGATTCCAAACTACTATTCTTCACTTTCAGGAATCTTAAATCAGTTGAAGTATTTAAAGATTTGGGCGCGTTTAACTGCTTATGATATAACGAATTATGATGCTACAATTCCGGTTTGGATTGAGAAGTATCAAAATTATTTTTATGTAAATAAGATTTCAGAATTCCAAGCCGGAAAACTTACAGAGGTTGAATTAATTCGATTATAGCTATGGCAGAAAGAACCGAAATATTGTCAATAAAACTTGATGCTGAAGGAGCATTAAAAGAAATTACGGATTTAGGTATTCAACTGCTTAGAGTAAAAGAGAATCAGAAAGCATTAGAAGCAGCTTTTAAAGATGGTACAAAAACGGAAGCTGAATATGTTCGGGGGATGGCTGAAATTAAAGCGCAAAGCCAATCATTAACAACACAGCAGAACGCATACCAAAGAACGCTAACAGCATCACAAACTTTACTGAAACAAAATACAGGAAGCATTGAAGAAAATCGTGCAAGGCTTTCAGGTTTAACGGCTGCATACATTAAACTTTCAGCAGAGGAAAGAAATAATAATGAAGTCGGGAAGGCAATGCAGAAAGAGATTAAAAAACTTTCTGATGATCTGAAAGAACAGGAAGCTGCAATTGGTAATACATCCCGAAATGTAGGTAATTACAAAGGGGCAATAATGGATGCCATTGGTGGGATGGGAGGATTTGGAAAAGCTATTACGGGCATGGGGGATGCCTTAAAAGCTAATCCGATTGGTTTGCTTGTTACAGCCTTAACATTATTGCCTTCATTACTTAAATCTTCCGGTGAAGGGGCTGATTTTTTTGCAAAAGCTATGAGTATAGTTGATGCAATTGTTCAGGAAGGTTTAAAACGTTTGGTGGCTTTAGGTGGGGCAGCGGTGAAATTATTTGCAGGGGATTTTAAGGGAGCAATGGCAGAAGGTAAAGCAGCCGTTTCAGATTTTGCCGGATCAGTTACAAGGGCTGTAAAAGCAGGGGGGGATTTAGCGGATCGCATGGATGCTCTCGATAATGCTGAAAGTAAATTTACCGTAACGCAAGCAAAAGCAAATAAACAAATAGATGAATTATTGATCAAAGCAAAGAACCGGCAAACTTCAGAAGCAGATAGAATCAAGCTATTAGAGAGAGCCGAAAAGATCGAAGTTCAGGTGAATCAGCAAGCTTTAAAACTGGCAAAGGAAAGACTTGCATTGATAGTTGAAGAAAACAAAATCAAGCAAGGAGATCAAGATGAAGAAATCAAACGTGTAAACGAACAACAGG